CCTTGAATGAGCACCGTTTGGACAGTGTGCTTGATAGCAAATATGAACATGTTCCAATCCGGGAGACCCCACGCCATGGTGAACACCATTAACACGGAGAACCCGACATAGAACCACAAAGCCTTCAAGAACATGATCGTCTTGGTGCGAATGTCCATAGGATACCAACTCACCAGCATCGTGATCATTATGCCACACATCCAAGTCTGGTATTCGACGTAGGGCGCAAAAGCCAAGAGCTGCACAACGTAGAAGAAGCCACCGAACGAATCCGTAGCAAAATCCCACACAGCTTCCTTCACTTCCATGAATATGCCCCAAGTAGTGAAGATCTCACTGATGGTGATGCCTACAAGCGCGACCAGAGCAATCTCAAACAACATGCGATGCGAGTAGATAGCCTCGCGCGCGCCATACACGCCAGCAGTCCCGACAGTAACCCTATCCTTGTAAGACTCACGAACGACCGACACATGGCCTCTGCACACATGCAACTGCATTCCATCCTTCCCACGAGCAAAGCTGAGACCAAACTTCGCACAGAGAGCCAACAACTCGTCATGATCAACGAAATTGGGTCGCTCATGCTGAGACGCCATATTGGCCTGCAAGACTGCCTCCGGGACGTTGTCATTCCTCAAACGGTGGAGATGAGCACACACATCGTCGACGTCAACATCGGCAAGGAAAGCAACTGCTTGCACACCACACGCGTCCTGTCCATCCTCGAAAACTACTTCGTGACCGCAGCAATGGCGCACGGTGCAGAGATCTTCAGAGGGAACTTTGGACGGCCGCAGGAGAGACATGTACTCAGAACGCTTCCGGATAGCAATTCCTGCATCGACGAAGACCCTGGAGCTAACCATGGAAATCGAGTGCTTCCCTGCGAGATAACAAACCAACTCCTCGTACTGGCGATCATCGGGCGAGAAGTTCTGGTCCAAGTAAGCCGTATACTCTTCATCGGTGTTGTCCCGCTCTGTCATCCTACACGTGAGCTTAGCGATCATCCTGGCCGGGTCGGCGAAAGAACGGCCTGACGACGTCCACATCCGGTTAGCAAAGTCAAGATAAGGAAGCTTCTCAACTTTCTGGGTGACTCCGACTTCCTTGAGATATTGGATAGCCAAGGGCCGTCGAGGTGCTGCCGGGACCGTGGAATTGTCATCCCCAACAGCAATGAACAACCTAATCTTAGAGAGGTCGTACGTAACTGCGGAGGTGGCCGTGCTCATTATGAAGTTGAAAAAAGCAGTGCCAGGTTCTCCAGAGAACAGACGCTCAATCACATCAAAGACAACCTTCAACTTCATCCCAGACACCTGTCGTGTCTCGCGAGAGAGCAGATACATCCCAACAACTTCGTCCCCAAAGCCCAAG